AGAAAGCCCTCGTCTGTAACTGACCGAGAGCTAATGCCGATTGAGTCTTTTACTTCGATTGTTTTCATAAATCCCCTAATGCTTGACCGATACTGAAACCAGTCATAGCCATACTTGCTGCCTGACTAAATCCGAATGAATCTTCATCTTCCGTTTCGATTACAGGAAGCGCCACGCATCTACATTGATAGTCGTCCCCTGGATTACCTACATCCGGCGGGGAATCCCAACTAAAGGTTTCACCATCGAGCGCGGCATGCTCTTCTCGAACTCGCTCATCGCCTGATGTTTGCCATACATACTTGGTAATTCCGACTGATTGCTGTCTTGCCTGAGTAAAGGCGCTATTCATCTTTGAGGTTTGATCCCTAGCGATTAACTGCGCCCTGCTCTCAGCTACATCGCCCATATTCTTAACTGTGTCGAATAGGCTTTCTTGCCCCATTCCTTCTGACCAGTTTTTATAGACAGCATCAAGTATCTTTTGGTGATACTCGGGGGCGAATGAAGTAATCAGCTCGACATTGGCTTTAATGGCTAAGCTAAAAGGTTCACGAATAGCATCATTCGATAGCACGCTTGCCACATCAATTCCAAAGGCCGTCTTGATACTTGCTGAGAATCCAGCATCAACGCTATTCAGATTACGAGTGGCCGCCAAGGTAGATAACTGCTTGGCTTGTCCGTCGATAACCCCAAATTTCTTGGAGGCGGATATTACCGCCTGCCTAATCCATAGGGGTATCTCATCGAATGCCGCATTCATTGGCATTTTGTTAGCTTGTGCAGCAGCCCGAATCTCTTGCTCAGTAATCGCTCGTAACTTTCTAACGATTGCCAATAATTGGGACTTATACCAAAGATCATTAGCCTTGGATGGGTAGATCGGCTTTAACTTCCCAACCTTACGTTTACCCATTCCAAGGGCTTTTCTACCCCTAACTAGAGAGGCCAAATTGATACTCATTTAATGGGTTTACTTCCCGAATAACCAAGAGAACACTCCACCCTGCTTCTGATTGACAGATGCCTGATCTTGAGTGACAACGGGTTGAATCTGATTGACGGCTTGAACTTCTGCCTTGACAACCTCTGCAATTGGCTCAATCTCAGGCGGTGTATTGAATGCAATAACTAAAGCATCATCATCTTGCAATACGACTTCATTCTCCTGTGGGTTGTCAGTACTGCGGAATCCAACAACTTTCCCATTTACAAGGGTGTAGGCTTTAACGATTTCAGTCATGATTAAATATCCGTCCAGAGTTGGCAAAGACCTGTGTATTTGCCGAAGTTGAGCATGTTAGCGGTTAGCTTAGTGTCGCAAACAATGCCAGTAGGTAGCATGTCGGCAGGCTTACGAATAGCTAATTCACCGTGATACATCATATAGCTCGTATTGGTACATGATGCTGAACCAAAAGCGATAAATAGAACCGTCTTGTTTGCTGGAATAGATACAGTTGAAGTAGTTGAATTGCTATTTACTGTTGATGCTGTAGTCTGAATATTTGAAAAAGTGTAGGAAGATGTAGTTGCACGCACATCATTAGTGACATTTGGAGTCAGGCTTACTAAACCGCCCATAGAATACGATGAATACGAACTAGCAATAGTATTAATGTTGACGTTAATCGCCGCATTAGTAGTGTTTGTCAGTGCAAAACAAGCCCAATAAAACCGCGGAAATTGATAAGTATTAGATGTTCCTTGGTATGTAGCAAAATCTTCCCTGAAAAAGTAATTTGCAATCGTTGAGCGAATTCCATTAAACAACAATGCAGAACTTGGAATTTCTTCACGGAAAACAGGTAAATTGTTATAGCGAAATAGTTTCCATGATTGATTAATCACGGTTGTGCTAGGAATGCCTGTATTTGTAACTGGGACATAGTTAATGCCAAGTAGTGTTGCCAAGAACTTTTCCCAATATAGAAGTGCAGATTGCTGACCCCATTCAGAGGTGAATCCACCACTAACCCCATCTAGCGGAGTTCCATCTCCAAAAGTCTCTTTAATACCAGCGATGCAAGTAAAGTTAGCCTGAGTGCTTAATGCTGGGGCAACTGGTAGCGATACCGGTGTAGTTGTAGCTTTTGCAATTGCGTACTGAGTAGCGGCATTAGTTACTACCGTGTTGATTGTAGTAAGCAAAGCTGTACGGTCTGCCTCACTGGTTGAGTTTAGTAAATCAGAGCCTAGTCGTTTAGCTAACGCCGTCCAAAAGTCACCAGTACCAGCAGGGGTAGAAAGTGTCGTTGTACTGTTTTCAATAACAAGGAGTGAGTTGATTCGATCAGCAATTTGATATAAAACTGAAGCATCTGCGGCATTTGCAGTGGCGGCGGTAGCGGTGATCTCGCTAAATAGCGTTGATAGTGCATCAACTGGGACAATATTAGTCATGGTTTCCTTAGATTTTTGAGAATGCAGTGAATGGCACTAAATTTGCCGTCAGAGAATTGATATTTTTAATAAATGGGAGATATGCTGGGTACTTACTACCAGATGATCCTGAAGAAGCAGCGGAGCTTGTAGAGGATGAACTTCCCGCACTTCCCGTTGAGCTTGTGGAACTTTTCGCACCTGTACCGCCTGCTACGCTACCTGATGCCGTCCTAAATATGGAGATAAGTGCATCTGATACTGTTGAGCCAAGCGAAGATAGTGCGGCGGGCAATGTAATCTGATCAGCTGAGTAGTCCCCTGCCGTTGGTGTCACATTTCCCTTGCGCCCTAAGAAGCTGGATACAACGTCAGTCGGTACTGCAAGCTGCCTCCAATTGCTTAGAGTTGATGCTGGGGTAGCCATCAAGATATAACACCCACCATCCAATCGAACTGCCAGTGAAACGCCTGTCGCTGGAATAGCGAGCATTTCTGCTTCACTTGCTACGACATAGGGCTTTACTGCCGTTAAATCAGGAAGGTATGCAGGTTTGATCTTGCTATCTAAGCCAAGCATTGCGGATGCTGCTGCATTAGACAGACCGACAGAGTTAATCGGCAATCCAAGTGCTAGTAGCCCTTTTAGGGTATCTGAAACACTCATACTGTTACCCAAGCATCAACGCCAATATATGCTCCTGTAGTGTCATATATCCATGTTTGACGCTCTGTTACCCCGCTAAGTGTGCGAGTTTCTGCAATGGTTTGACCAGTAGCAGGGTCTTTGATTAAGCGAGTTGAGTAGTTAGTGTCTGTTGACGCAGCACTAGCCGTTGATGTAGCGCCACCTTGGACAGAGAACACCTCGATAAAATCTCCATTTGCCAATCTAATTTGCATATCTATTCCTCGCTTATGGGATTTTTATTGGTTCCCGCGCTGTAATCTGGGGCTTTAGTTGCGCCAGCCAATTCAACATCCTCATCGGTCATGCCTGAGTAAGTACCGCTGGTTTGCAATGTCTTAGCCACTACGCTCTCAGTAAGTACGCCAAGGGATAAATAGATCTGATCGCGTTGAGCGTTTGATAGCTCGATCTTGGCTTTGTCCATATCGGACATTTGCCATAGAGAATTGAAATCGAACTCGTAGTCCTCTGGCATATCGCCAAGAGCCGAACGAATCAATATCTGATCGAGTTTTTCGAGTTGCGGTCTTAACTCTGATTCTTGTTTTGCATGAATCGAGTCGTAGTAATTCGATAGGTCACCGTCACCAGTAGCATTTAAGCCACCAGGGGATTGACCAAATAAACGAGTTCTGGGGATTTCTGAGGCGCCACATACATCGTCTGAGAACTTATCAAGCAATGCATCTAGGCCTCCAAAGGTATAGCTCTTTTGCTCGTAATCCTCTTCGCCACCGATGACTAGCGTGTTATTGACACTTTTCATCATTGAGGCAAGGTTTAGGCGCTTGATTAAGTTTGCTTCGCCATCCCTTGTAGAAACTAAGTCACCAAGGTTAGGGATTTTGACCACATCAACTTTGGATTCGTAGATCAATGAGCCTGCCACTGAGCTTGCTGTGTCTTTATTAAGAACCGCATCCCAAACAGTCATCAATACCGAGTCTGACCATCTTGCGTTAGCAATCCAAGGTAGATAAGGGAGTTTTTGGCCATCAAACCGCAATACACGGCTATGGTGGTAAACAATCCCACTCTCTGCTACTTGATAGGTAACTGGTAATCCAAAATCAGGGGAATCTAAATCAGTAACGAGTTCAGCCGATGGGCTTACTCTCCAACGATCGACTACTTGAAGATAACTAAGTCCGCCTAGTTCGATAGCTTCAACATCGAGCTTAGTAGCTAATACATTAGGGTCGGCCTTCGCATCCTCTGTACCGATCAGGATAAGGCTACCTCCGTATAACCGACCCCAGCGTATTGCTTCATTAGACTTGCCCCGCACATTTAAGCGGCGCCCTTCTCTTTCAATGGCTTTAAGCTGAGTTCCGTCATCATCAGCAATTTCTAAATCACGCCAGTTGCGTGTCATGTCATCAGCTACGGCACTAACAATCCGATTGCTGATCCATGATGTGCGAAAAGCATTTTCAAGCGTTACACGGTCTTTGATTACTGCTTGATATGAAGCATAGGACTTCTTATCCTTGTTCGACCCTACCCCTGCTATGACGTTCTCTAAGCCATCTTTGGCTACTAAGGACTTTGCTTTAGCAGTAATAGGCTTAGAGGTTTTCATAGAGTGAGTTTCTTGTGTTCGCCAACATATCTGTAATGGCGTCAATCATTGGGTCGATCTGGTCATCATGTTTATGCGTGTTATCAGGCGTAAACGATTCACACTCAGTCACAAAGTCGCTAGTGAAAGAGGCTTGTGATGGAATGCAGACCAGCTTTGCTTCTATATGACTCACTACATCCATGAGGCGAGTGAGTTTGTCTTTAACGCGAGTAATCCCTTTAATGGGGATATGCCCGAGAGCTTTAATTTCTTGAATAAGCCCAGTACCTGAACTAGCCTCTTCGACTAGCATCTGCCTGAGTACGGGAGCGTGATAGTCACCCTCTCCAATAGCTAGATGCTTTTGCCAGAAGGCAATTGCTCTTCGCTTCATTTCGGGGGCTTCCCACTTACCTCTGATTTGATCTATGAGATAAATTCGACCATCTTCACCACGGCCCCAGCATTGGAATACTGAGTAATCGTTTCGCTCACCCGTCTTTTGGGCGGTATCGGCGAATATCTTGCGGTAGAGCAATCTAGGTAAAGTTTCATACCTTACGAACCACTCACCTTTAATCAGTCCACCACCTAAAGGTGATGGTCTTTGTTGGTACTGCCCGGCAAAGGTATAGGAATCAGCTTTCTCCATTTGCTGTAAACGCTCTAAAGAATGTTTATCAGGCCATAAAGGAGTGCCATCATCTTGAATTGCTGGTAGGCATAAGTGAGTCCACTCTTCACCTGACCCGCCACCAAGTAGGTAGCCAGTCATATCATCCTCATGCAATCTTTGCATGATTACGATTACTGGGGTATCAGGGCTATTTAAGCGGCTGGCAATCGTATTGTTGAATCGGCGATTGATACGACCTCGAATAGTGTTCGAGAAAGCATCATCAGGCTTTAATGGATCATCAATAATTAAGGCGCCATTGAAACCTTCGGCTGGTAATCCAGTTCCGAATCGCTCTCTGCCTAATGCGCCAGCACCGAATCCAGTTACCGGGCCACCTGTGCCGGTAGCGTACATACCGCCACCGTCTGTTGTGTACCACTTCTTTTTACTGTCTGAATCGTCTTTGATACCTGTAGGGAATAAGGCTTGATACTCTTCGCTCTTAACTAACTCACGAACTACTGAGCTGTTATCTAATGCCAACTCATCCGAATAGCTTAGATGAATGAACTTAGCTTTTGAGTTATTGGCAAGGCACCAGGCTATGAACAGCTTAACTACTAATTCAGTCTTACCGTACCGAGGGGGTACATTGATAATCAACCGCTTGGTATGCCCTGCCGCTAATTTTTCTAATGCTTCGATGATCCTGTCATGGTGTGGCGCGAATATGAATTCAACACCGCTAAGAACCTTAAAGTAGATGCAAACAAAGTATTTGAAACTAGCTAAAGCGCATGAGTATTCATCTTTTTGAGATTCATTCATTACCTACCGATAGCCCAAGTCTTTTTAGGCGATCCCTAATTTCGTTAGCTGGGATTCTTAGGCCGCCATTGTTATTGATCTGTATCAGGGTTTCAGGTGACTTACCCAAAACACCGTCACGACTCTTTTGCAATATGTTTGCGGCTGCATTCATATCTTGAAAGCTCATCTCATCCGATACCCAAGGCTTACCATCCTCACCAAGCGTAATATGCTGGTCCAATTTCAATAGGGTAAGTTGAGCCAGTTTGTTTTGACTGTTGTCGTAGAACTCAATATGCTTTGTTTTTTCTTCGACTACGCTTTCAATAGCGGTCACATTGCGGTCATCATGCCCCGCTAAGCCATGTAGGTACTCAATTCCTGCGGTCACGATGACCGCTGTATCTTGTGGCATTCCTTTTGTCAGCTTATTAACTGCGCCCTTACTTACGCCATGGCGATCCGCTAGTTTTTGCTGGCTATATTCACCAGTACGCCACTCAGCAATAATTGCTTGCTTGATGGAGTCTTGAATAGGTTTTGCAGCCATCTAAGCACCAAACAGGCTATTAGCCTTCTCTAGTGCTGAAACTGTCTTAGCCCTGTAGTCACCGCATAGGGACATTCTTGTGCCAACATGGTCGTGCTTATTGCACACTCTGATTCTCTTACTGCCGACATAAGCATGACTCTTGCAAGTCCTGCACACCTCTGATGATTTAGATTGATCGTCTCTCTCAGCCTTGATATGCGGTGGTAAGTATTCTCGTTGGGTAAAAGTCATCTAGTGAGTGATGCGGTTGTTTAGTTATTGAATACCCCGTTCTGCCTAGCTTTGGCAAGGTGGGGTAAGGCCTGTAGCCTCGGCACCGAGTTCTCCCAATGCCTAGCCAACCTGATAAGCCAAAAGGCTTACAGGAAATCACTTAAAGACATACTTCCTTACGGCTGACAACTCAAGACGAATATCAGTCACTAAATTAGTTATTTGATGAGGACTTATTGCGAAAATTGTCATGCGTAAGAAAGCAAAAAGCCCCCGAAGGGGCTTAGCCGACCATTAAAAATGATCTAGGTTAGATTCCGTTACCTCTGCGGTTGCAGAACCAAATTGGCGGCTAGTCCTTTTTTCACCACTTATAGGACTTCTTTAGCAAAAAGCCCCAAACTTTTTAGGTAAGGGGCTTCTTATTAGATCAACACATCATATAGACGCGTTAACCTTGTGAGGATTGTATCGTGTTTTAGGGTGTTTTTATGCCGTTTTTAGAAGTGACATTGTGTACATTGTGTACATTGTGTACATTAAAACTTTTGCAACATTCATTAAGCGCTTGCCATTGGTCTAACCATTGGCTTAATTTTTGGAATGCGTAATTTCCTTGCTTGCCATAAATCCCAAGCAACTTGCATACCTAGCCAAACATCGGGTGATGTACCAAGCCATGCGGATAACTTAATCGCCATGGGTGCAGTAATACCAGCTCTAGCGTTCAAAATCTTAGATAGAGCAGTTCTAGACATCTTAAGGTCTTGCGCAGCCTGCGTAACAGTTACATCACCAATCCACTCCCTTAATACTTCCCCTGGGTGTGCTGGGTTGTGCATTTCACTCATATTCATTCTCCTTAATGGTAGTCCTGATAGTTAACCAAAACTGCATCTTCACCTTCAAACCTAAATGTCATTCTCCAGTTGCCACTTACTGATACTGACCAATGATTTTTAAGATCGCCTGAAAGCGGGTGTAATCCCCACCCTCCTACGTTCATATCTGCCTCATCTTTGGCTTTATCCAATAGAGACAGCATCAAGCGCAACTTGCTGGCGTGAGAAGCATTTATTCCAGCCCTACTTCCATTCTCAAAGAACTCTCTCAGTCCCTTGTGTTTGAATGTCTTTATCATGAGTCTATTGTAGCGTGTTGCTTAACACTTTGCAATAAGGTTTTGACCAGCAATTTATATGTAGCATCCGAATAGCCTGATACACGAGTGTTTATTGGGTTTGGGTGCTCAAGTGAAGGCCATTTACCAGAATTAACGTTGTTATAAAGAGTTTTATGGCCTATCCCCAAATTAATGCAAATCTCTTTAATTCGATAAAAGTAGTTCATACCAGTCCGCCGTGTCTTTTCATGTTTGTAATTGCTGAATCTAGTAGCGCCTCATAGCGATACTTGGAGAGGCCGAGCAATCCCTGTTTATGAAGGGCATCGCTTGTCTTGGTATATACGGCCTTACCGCCATGAATCACCTTGTTTATGGTGTCCGCTAAAAATACCGCCCTTTGGGTATTAGGAAGCCAATTTATTAACCCGTCGAATTTCTCAGCATCTAGTTTGGCAACCTCAATGCGAGCTTCCTCAATAATGAATGGCTCAGTGCGGAATGCTTCTTCCATTTTTCCAGTAGCGCACCCATTCCAAAATAACGGATTTAAATAGCCATCTCCAGAGAAGCATCTTCTCCAGTTTTCTTTCTGTACGTCGAAACTATTATCTAACTGCATACACTTGCTCAAACCATTCTCCCCAGAATATAATCAACGTCTCAAGTGCTGATTTATTGGAGAACCCGTCTACATAGCGGGTTTTTCTTTAATCATTCCTCGGTCTATTCCCTGCCCTTAATCCATCCACGATTGCATCAACCATTCCAATATCTGAATAGTTAAATATCTGCATTAGCTCAAGCCTGTTCTTTACTTTTTTAAGAATCGCATTGATCTCTTGGCGAATAGCCTCCCTAGATACATTGGAGTAATCAGCTATTGCTTGGAGTGTCATCTCATCTGCCATCATTTAACCTTTGCAATTCCGCATCTAAACATCCAATCCAACGTACCCAGCCAAGCGGAGTGCCATTTAGCATCACGTTCCTCGCTTGATAACTTGTTCCCTTGATCTATCTCGCTATGGCACGAATGGCATAAACCGGCTACAGCCCAGTCATGCGCCTTTAACCCCATACCTTTTCCGTATTCATGCCCGTTGGCGTGAGCCGCTACTACTGTCCCGTCATTCGGATTTCCACATGAGAAGCAGATAGGTGCAAATCTAAAATAGTCGAGCAATTTTTTGCTTCTGAAATTTGAGGATTTATAAGCCACTTAATTCCTCGATCCTGACGAAGCACTCGCCACCTTTTTTGTTTTCACCTCGTGACAAGTCAAGTACATCAATCTGCTCATCATCGTCATAGACTCCTGCGTTTTCCAAGGCATCCCATAGAGCTTTGATGCGGTTATCAATATCTGACTTACGCTTATCTCTAAAGTGAAGTTTTACTGTCATAGATAGGCGTTTAGTGCCAAATGACTCTATCTTGTGGAGCATTACTAGGCTCGCAACGTCCTTGCGAAATTGAATACCAGCCGAACATATAAAGCGACGATTACCATTTGCCCTCCAATATGTATTAATGCTTGGAGGTAATGGGAGGATTAGGATGGCGCACTTGGTCATGCCTCATCACCCTTAAAGATCACCCCATTCTCAGCACCCCAGCAAAATAGCCACTCAATAAACTCAATAGCCTCAGCCTTGGTGAACTTTTTGGACTGGATGCCAACTTGCACCACTCCTGAGTTATCTAGATTTGGTATAACTGAGCCATGCGACTTACCTGTTTCTCTTGCAAACTTATCAAGCAATAACCTTTTCCAGTCGTCAGCCTCCCACTTACTTCCTAAGTGCTTGGTATCGACTGATACATCGCCGATCATTGCGTGATACTTCTTTTCCTGATCCCTAGTTTTTGAAATGGGTCGGATTTCAAGAATCAAGCGCTGACCAGAAGCCAACAACTCTTTAATGAATATCCAAACCCGCTTGATTTCTTTGTAGCCTTGGATTTCATTGAACAAAGTAATTGTTAGCTTCTGTTCCATCATTAAGCCTTCAACGCTTTCAAATAGTCTTTACGCAGCTTGGTTGCTTTTGTAAGTGTTGTAGCCAACGCTAAGACCGCATCAGCTTCTGCCTTAGTTGCGTATGTACCGATATGAGTACGCACGCCAGCGAACGATTTACGGGCTTTAAAGGTTACTTTCTTGATAACTTTCTTAGCTACAGGTTTAGTTACCTTTTTAACTACTGGTTTAACTGCTTTAGGTGCGATCTTTGCTACTGGTTTCTTTGTTGCCATTTTTGAAGCTCCTTCGTTTGAATACTGTTTAGTAAAATTAATCCCAGCTAGTACGCCATCGACGAATTGCTGTTCTCCATCCAATCGGCCTTTAGTTCCGTACTCATAAAACTCTTTTGCCTTGCTAAATGCTTTGTTAAATAAATCTTTCATTCGTGTCCTCTTTCGTAATAGCTAGTTGGTGTAATTTCAATTCCTGAATAATTGCTTTTCTGCTTGGTGAGCCTCTAACTTTTGAGATAACGGCGAACATGGTTTCCTGTAGGTGACGTGATGGCCTTGCAGATGAAACTAATCGAGCGCAACAAGTAACGCATTGCAGTTTGTAGCCGGAGGTTGTTTGACAGGATTGGCATATCAAGCAACTACCCTTCCAGTAAATCTAGCAATCGCCTCTAGCGCCTTTTCCTTCTGTTGAGCCGTAACCACCAATTCAGCTTGTGTAGGCTGCTTAGTGATGATTGAGTGAGGCTTGCTTGGGATCCGTGGGCCTTGAGTGCAGAGGTCTCTAAAAGAGATTGCTGACGGCACAAACTGTCCCATGCTCTTTAACGCGAAATCCATGCTTGGGCGATATGTTGCGTAAGTCGTAAGAATTTCACCCCAAGTTTGGAGAATCATGGATTCATCAACACCTTCCCAGTGACGGGTAAATGAAGCTCCATAAATTGACCCCATCTTTGCGAAAATGTATTTAATGCCCGTCTCGACTGAGCAGAAATCATTAGCTGAGTAAGTTTGCATTTGATTGCTCCATGTCGATTGATTGATTGTTTTGAACAAGTGGTTTGAATACGGCATCAGAAGCGGATCCAAGGATTCCACCAGTCAGGCCGTTAAGAGTCTTCATCTTGCGGTCGTAAGCGGTATTTGCGGAAGGTGCTACAGCCTTCGGCGGGTAAACATCAGACCAACCAGTTCGCATTGATGTATTCATCTGCCCCAATGCAATTTCGGGAGAGTTCTCGATAGCAATTTGATTTAGGTTTTGAATCATCAATCGTTTTGCAAAGCCAGTCATCGGCTTTTTGAGTGATTTACGAAAATCCACAAACTCATCCCAATCAGATTTTTTTAACCATTCAGGTAACTTCAAATCGTCTTTAGGTAAATCATTGGATTTCGCCTTATTGTTTATTGATGGTTCTATTGACGGTTCATTGACGGTTCCGTGTCCCGTTTTCGGTACTGTTACCACGGAAAAACGGGACTCTTTGACGGGAAAAACGGGACTGTTACATGGGAAAAACGGAACTGTTCCGTTTTCGGTACTGTTTAATTTTTCACCAGTATTTAAGCGATAAATAATGACTTGGCCTGTATGTCCAACACGTTTTTTAGTGTCTGAAATATGTCCTGACTCGATCAATCTTTTCAAATTTGTAAGGACTGTTTTTCTATCCTGACAAGTTGATTCGGCGATATATTTAACAGATGGATATGCTTCAAAATTCTCGGCATTGGCGCAATTTGCAAGAACAACCAAAACAAACTTAGCGGATGAATGTGATACAGGCTCTTTGAGTGCCCATGTAATTGCCTCGATACTCATATAAACAATCCCATCTGAACCCTAGGAAGCCCTAAAAGCTCCCTATACTTAGCACCTTTAGTCTTTGGTGCTTCTTCACCGCAAACGGATAAGACGCCCTTCATTAAGAGCGATTTGATGCGCCCACAAATACAGTTGATTGGTAGCCCGGTAATTACAACTAAGTCCTGGCGGGTAATAAGCAGGTTTTGGTTATCAAGAAATGGATCCATAACTTCTAGCTCCATTTTTTGGAGGCTTCCATCAGCAAGTTTTGAATAGAAGGCATCTAATGATGTTTCTGTTGACTGGTGTTTTCTAGTCATTTGTTTTCCCAGCGGGAAATCAACCACAAAACGATTAGCAGAGTAAGCGGGATGGCTGGGCTCATAAAGATTTACCCATTAGCAAACCCTTCATGATCTTGTTCTCGCGCTCTAGTTCTTGGCCCTTCTCGCGCTCAATCCTCAATAGCTTCTCTGTCTCGCTCTCGCGCTTACGAATACTGGATAGGTCATAGCCACGAGCATTAAGCATCCATAGGAGCGGTGCATCGTTACCGCATACATCCATGAGGATTTCCAACTTAGGCCAGTTCACGCCCTCGGTTCCAGCCGTCCATCTTGAAAATTGAGCCTTATCAAAGCCACATTCGCTAGTTAAGGTCTTATCCATTTCAAAACCACCGAAATCAGCGCACAATTCAATGGACTTGCCAAAAGTTTTTCTGCTTTTGATTCGTTCAATATCAATGGCTACTGGTAGGCTGATTTGGGTATTCATTTAGTCCTCACAACATTGTTGAGCGCAGTTGAGTGGCTCAAATTGGCAAAAAAATTGATACTTTGGGTATGGAAATTAATCACTTAACCTCCCCATCTGACTTAGTTAATCTTGATAAGGCTGCAATTACCCTATCTTCTATGCGAGATGGGAGAATGTCAGGCCACTTGGAGACGGCCTGGTACGAAATGCCGATAGAGTCGGCGGCGGAAGTTATTGATCCGCCTAGTAATTTGATTGCCTCTTGCTTGTTCATAGTCCATTGAACCACAGTTCAATGTAATACGCAACCTCAGTTCAATTAAAGCTGGATAAAATCACAACTATGGTTAAATATTGGAGTCGTTTAAAGCCGCTAATGGATGAAAAGTCCATAAGCAAGCAAGCATTGGCAGACGCGATTGGCGTTTCTTTTCAGGCCATAGCCAAAGTTGAGGCTGGAGGATCGCTGGGGTCTAAAAATAATATTATTGCGGCGAAATACTTTGGAGTTTCATCGGACTGGCTTGCAACTGGCAAGGGTGAGAAAAAGGTTTCCAACAGAAATTTAGATAATCACCTTGATTTATCGCCCCATGAGTTACGCCTACTAGAAATATTTAGGTCACTTCAAAGCGACGATATGAGGGATATTGCAATAAAACAGGTATCTGTTCTAGTAAACGAATCCTCAGAAGTGCGAGATCGTGCAGTTTCGACCCAAAAAGAGAAGAGGCAGGCCAGCGGACGTTAGGCTTGTTGTTGGATCAAATATCCTGTACCTCCCTACTCTGCGGGGGGGGGATTTAGAAGCCAGACTGTAATTCATTTCAAGAATTAGAACCATCCCACAAAGCTGGGGTATGAATTTCTAAGCAGATCAATATCATCAATTTTTAATTAACGAATGGGCGGAGCTATGTCGGAATTATTTTTGGTATTTCAAAAACTCTTAAAGATGGCTTTAACCACTCTGCTTGGGGCATTTATTATTTTCGTCGCAATCTATATGCTCACCCCTCACAATGAGGCGCAAAAGCAGCCAAGAAAATCATCCTACCTAAAGCAGATTTTTAATAGCTTCTAAAAAATTAATTCAATAACTGCATAAAGGCTCTATGGATAGCTTTAAATCTTTTCTAATCAAACTACCAAAAGCAATACTCTTGGTTTCCTACATCGTCGTTACTATTGGATTGTGGACTTTATTCATAGTCTTTCCATTTGCCATTGATGATTCTAGTAAATACATTGGAATGGTGGCATTTCTAGCCATACAGTTTGGCATCTCGCTTTTATTTAAGAAACTAACAATAATCAAAAGGAACTCGATTGAGTTTATTAAATACTTTGTTAGCAAAGAATGTATTGATGCTATAAAAGCAGAAGAAGCAGACGCAAAACTCGCCAGGGCAGACAAGGATCATCGTAAGGCTCGCTTTGATAGGATGAAGCCCAAGGTTGCTCTATATGGCACCGCCAGCTTAATTGTGCTTATTGCAATAACAAACATTCCAACATCAAAAGAAACTAAACAAGTTGCCCCCACTGAAGTTGTAAGTGATAGTGCGCCCAAGAAAACTAGCGGTAAGAAAGATGCCGCCTCTCTGCTGTGGAATATATTTCACAAAGACGAAGTTAATGACAAAAAAATAGCTTCGGATGATGCAATATATCTAGATCGGGTTTATGGCGAAGATGCAAAAATAATTTACCGAATCATGAAAGCAAATGGGTTACTACCGGATAAAGATGGATCAGATAAATCCAAGATGGCCGCTATAGCAATCAGTGGGTATGTGAGTCGGGATGATGACCCTTGCTACGATGGAAAGAATCAAAGTAAGTGTCTTGTATATATTAAAGAGGCGATGGCGAGCGATAAATACAAATCAGAAATGCCTACCCTTTTAGCTCGCATTAAACCTATTCCGCTGGCAACAAGTGATGAGCGTGAGAAAGTGGCTCATGAGGGCGGTAGAGGGCTTTGTGAGGACTCAATCTTAACTATGGTCACCATGCCATCAACAGTTAGCTTCTCATTGGGGAGTCATGTAGATTTATATACAGATGGAACGTATGAGCTTACCGGAAAATTCACTCATAAAAATCAATATGGGCAGGATATGAAAAAACAGTACAAGTGTGCAATCACACTGACAAAACTTGGGTTCGGAATAAAGTCTACGCAAATTACTGGAATCAGCGAAACATATTAAGAGCTGGAAAGTTCACCAGGGGCATTCGGTGATTAGGGAGTAATGGCAGAAACCATGACAAGATTTTTAATGCAATAAATAATCGAAAGAAAAAATGAGCGCTCTTTTAACGTCGCAACAAAAAGAAATATTGGAGAATCTGAGATTAATTTACTCCTGCATTGGCGAAGTAGATCACCAGCAATCAATTGACAGTAATGCAGCTAAGTTTGATAACTTGCTAGAGCAAATTGAAGCGGAACTAATTGAAGAATTTGTAGAAATTTCAACTTAATAGCGGGTAGATGATTGGTCAATAATAAAAGCCCCTTATGGGGCTTTTATTTACCCATCAATAGATCCAAAGTCTAAGGCAAAGTTTTCATTAAATTTTGGATGAATCATATCAACCATTGGCAAAAAATCATCTTTCTTTTTACTTAATTTTAGAAGGGTAACGATGGAAGCTAAATGCTCTCTTAGCTTAGGGTGTCCAGTTTCCGAAGTTAGGTATTGGTGAAGCTTTACTTTGCGCTCTTGCTTACTTGCTGCCTTCTTTAGCTCTGGCAGTAGCTCAGGAGCAAGCCTAGAATAAATTGCATTGTTTGTTACATGCCCGAAAAACTGCGGAAAGTTTCCATTTGGAGGCGGGAATGGAACCCCATATAACCTGCACAACTCTTTGTAATATTCAATTGGAAATGTTTTTACCCATGGTTGAAGTTCTTTAGCTACAAACTTTTCAAGAATTTTTGCCAACGCATCTTTAGCTCTAGCATCTTGATACCCTGTAGCCTCATCTACGAGAGCAATGATTCCAACCCTAGCAAATCCTCGCACAAGAATTTCACATTGCTCGGCATATCTTGCTTGCGCTGGTCGCAATACACCATCTTTGCGAGCCATTAAAAAAACTTCGCAAATATCAGCTAAAAGCGTTGCTTCAAAACCAAAAGTTAATCCACCACCCCCTGTCGGCCTAAATTTAATTGGATTTTTAATGCGATCGATTAAATGAACAGTGCGCGCACTTAACTCGTTGAATTCATTGGATTGAGAGAGTATTTTTTCCATTAAAACTGCAATTCTCTGCTCACCTCCAGACCCACCGCTAACGGACATTCCGAGGCTGGTTTGCAACCCTCGCTGAGACAATACTCTTGTGCCGTCCTCTAGCACATAACATGGAATTTCTACATCACCCAACTTAAGCGGGTGGTCTGATGACCCATGTGTTGCTTTTGGTAAGTTAGCCAACTCTTTTCTTGCCATCACACCTTTTTGAGC